CACCTTCTGGATATTGATCGAAAACTTGAATCGGAAACCAATCGGATAGAGCTGGTATTCCTTGTTCTGTTACTACAACCTTGCGAACTTGTAACTCAAACTGAGTACATTCTAGCTTAGGTTGTGGGCGAGGTAAAGTAACACCATCCCACTCTGCTGCTATATATTCCCATTTGTTTACTGCTCTAATATCACCAATTAGTGTACTGCTCATAGTCCTACTTTCTCCATCCAATACTTCAGTTGTTCAGAAACCTCAGAAAATTCTTGATCATATCGTCTTTCAGCTCTACGTTGAACATGGAAACGAATTTTTGCAGACGTAGAAAAAGACTTCATCGCCATTATGTCTGGATCGATATGATTTTGATAACTGCCGTATCGATGTAGTTCTTGTACCTCGCGTGAGACAATTCCTTCAATCCACTTGTTTTTATCTTTCAGATAATTGTAGTGTTCGCGAATATTATTCAATCTTTGAAGAGGGTTTTCTTGAATAACATCAGGACACTTGTTAACAAGTCCATAATCTACATCATATTTGTAATTTTCAGCAAGAACAGCTTTTGTACTAGATTGTGAAACGATATTTTCAGCGATAGCAGGACCAGCAGCTGCACCGATGCCAAGCATGCCTAACATAGAACGTCTGTTCATTCTGTCACCACTTTCTTCCATTCACCGTTCTTGTTACGAATCCACAACTCACCGTCTTCATTAACACCGAAGTCAACCATTTGTGGTCCACTACGGGGTCCAGAGATAACTGTACTCCATTCTATGTTACCCAAACCATTAGTTGTCAAAACACTTCCGCTTGATGGTGAATAAACGCCAGAAGTAACACTATTCAACGCTGCATTAGCAGTGCGTGGGGGTGGAGGTGGTGGATTAATTGTTTGTTGAATAGAAAACGTAGCCTTTTCTGGAGGCAAACTCTTTTTCTCTTCAACTGGCTTTGCATTTACTCCTTCAGCTGCAACAACACCAGCTGCGATACCAGCAGCAGGGATAAACTTAAAAAATTCACGTCTTTTCATTTCACAAGCTCCTCAATTGCAACAGGCATATAATCACGAACTTCGACACAACAGTTAATGTAACGCTCATCTTCAATCAAACCACGATGACTACCCTTGTGCACGTGACCATGAAGATTATACTTACGCTTATACAAAGAACTTTCATGAACTGGAACATGCGTAAGCAAACAGTTGAAGTCTGGAAATTCTCTCCACATCATGATCTTCTGAAAGTGCTTTTGCAGATATTCGCTCTTGGCATTATCATGGTTGCCAAGGATAAGACGTTTACGACCACGCAGACGAGGCAGAACCTCATGACCTTTTCCGAAGTAAACATCACCAAGATGATAAACGATGTCTTCATCCTTTACGGTTTTGTTCCAACGATCAATCATGTGTTCATTCATATCATACACATCAGAAAAATGACGCAGTGGCTTTTCCTCCGAGTCAACAAACTTGAGGATATTCTCATGACCAAAGTGCGTATCACTAATTACAAATATGTTTCTCATTTGAAACCTTCAAACATTCCTTTGTTGAACTTCTTTTTTGTTAGGCTACGTTCGTAATCTTCTTCGCCAAACTTAGTATTATCCATCACAGGTCCATCAAGCAGATCTTCCTGTGCTGACTGTTCTACATCATATAGACGCATCTTGCTGCGATCCACCCCAATGACAAACTTAGAATTGATATTGGGATCACCGTATCGATTCTTAAGCTGCTTAACCATAATTTGATTGAGGTCAGCCATGGTCTCGGACTGCTTGACGAGTGCAAACATAAAATCAGCTGTGGCTGGGAGTCCAAAGGATTCTGATGTATCTTCCAGTCCCACGTCGCTGTTCGAATATCCGCTTCGAGTTGTTTGAGTTGCGCTGACGATAGGAACATTGAATTCAACTGCCAGCCCTCGTAGCTCTTCCGCGATTGACTTGACAAGGGTATAAGAATTGACGTTGGCTCCATTTTTAATCCTCGATGATATACAAATATTCAGATAGTCAATGTAGATAATGTCAGGCACAAAGTTCTTTTTGATCTTCAACTCATTTAGCAAATGACGGAAATTAGCAGAACCAGCACAAGCAGTAGGATATTCCTTGACGATCAACTTACCTTTAGCTCGAGCTTTCAAACGATCCATTTTCTTATCGTATGATTCTTTTGGAATCAATTTAAGTTCGTCGACGGTAATGTCAAGCAAGTTAGCATCAATGCGTTCGGCGATACGTTCTTCAGCCATTTCAAGAGTGATATAAAGCACATTCAAACCAGCAACCATATTTGCTGCTGCACAATGACACATGAACAGTGACTTACCAACACCAGTGCCAGCAAGTGCAACGTTTAACGTCTTTTTCGGTAACCCGCCTTGCGTGATTTTGTTGAAGTACTCAAGATCGAATGGAACTCGGATTTCTTTCTGGTGATAGAACTCAAATCGATTATCTGCATCTTCGATAAAGTCGTGCCCGATATGCGAGTCGAACGATACAGCAAGAGCGTCGGAGAGAATTTGAGGTATTGCCCCTTTCGTTGTCTTGCCAGACTTATCATCCAAGATTTGAATAGAAGACATGATGGCGTTATATACCGCACGATCTTGGCAGAACTTCTCGGTCTGGTCGAGCAACCATGAAAATTCGCTATCGGTCGGCTCCATCTTTTCGATGATATCCCTACACTCTTTGAACGTAGTTTCATTGACACCATCCTTGTTTGTGAGATCGATAGCAAGAGCTTCCTTTGAAGGGAAGTTGTTATACTTGTTTACATAGTCGGTGATGAGTTTGAAGAGGAGTTTGTCGTTGTAACTTTGGAAGTACTCGTCTTTGAGGAATGGAATAACTTTGCGACCATATTCTTCATCGAAAACCAGATGTGTAAGAATAGTTGTTTCAATCGCCATAATAACCCTTTCCCATGATCATCGTCCATACCGCTTTTAAATTCTTCATAATCATACTTTGAACTGCTTGGATGTTTCCACATTAGTAGGTTACTTCCAAATCTTTTGGATTGATAATACCTGTTACCCAATTTTCAGCAGCATCTTCTGCATAATAAGAAGAATGCTCTGGGAAAATACGATAATCAATCACCGTATCATCAATAACATATTTTACACCATAATCACCGTTGCTGTCAATTACAACCAACGCAGATCTATTCGAATATTCACCATGTCCATCATGCTCACTCAGAATCCTCATTGTCTTCTCCTAAAATTGAACCATGGGCGATCTTATATGTTTTCTCAATATACTGAGCAAAATCAGTATTGCTGAACATATTCATCCAAAAGTCTTTATTGTTGATAATGTCATTAGCACGCATGCTTGGTTGCTTAACTTCGCCAGTTTCCTTATCTACGGTAGCATACCAGCCAGCTTTAGGCTTAACGATATAACCGCCATCAAGTGCAACATCAAGCAAGCCAGACCAGCGATTGATACCACCATCGAAAGAAACGGTGATTGGGATTTTCGACTTTTCCCTAACATAGCGAGACTTTTCCACGTTAATGACAAAATGATAACCAGCAATGCCATCAGCATCCTTATCCTGCTGACGACCAAGAATCCAAATAGCATCGGCTGAATAATAAGAGCCAGTACCACCACCGACAATGTCCTTCGGATATAAACCGATTTCCTTATAAGTGTGATTAATTACAGCCATTGGAATATCCTTCAACGTAAGATGCGGAGTGATCATACGGAAGAGTGACTTCAACTGCTTTGCACGAGACATATCAGCAACTGACTTGCCATCAAGCGCATCCTCAACTTCTTTCTTCGAAGCAAGGTTGCCGATCGAGTCAATAACGATCATTACCTTATCGCCACGCTCAATGTTCTTTAGCTGCTGCATAATATCAAACTTCAATTCTTCGACATCAGTGATTGGAGTATGGACAACTGAGTCAAATGGGATATTGAACGTATTAAAGTAATCCTGCGGAGTACCAAACTCAGAGTCATAGAACAAAACAATGCCATCCTTATACTTCTTAAGAAATGACGAAGCAAGAAGCAAAGCAAAGCCAGTTTTGAAGTGTTTTGATGGACCAGCAAGCATGGTCAATCCAGGAGTAATGCCACCATCAACTGTGCCTGACAATGCAACATTGATCATCGGAACCGAAGTTGGAATCATATCCTTCCTCGTATAGATCTTGCTATCAGTTAGAGTTGAAGTAAGTTCAATAGTGGAATTCTTAATAAGTTTATCGCGAAGTGACATCAATATCTCCTAGGTTGCGGATGCTGCTGACCAATAAATTTGCTCACGGAAATTCTACCGTTCATTATATCTTGTGCTTTCTGGTAAACCAATCCTTCGTCAGAAAAACACATCTTGCTTTTTACATCTTCATTCAAAACGATTGGGCTGACAGCATGATCTGTTACAGATCCAAAGATAACTAAATCTCTTGGTTCTAATTCTACCTCTAGTATACTATTGTTTTCTCTGAAAGTCAATACCCCACCAGTATATGGCTTTGGTGTTTTGTGGAATACTGTTATTACAGTAAGAAGAGCATTGTCTTTATGGAAATTATAAGAATGCCCACCCATATAATGATTTATTAAATTTGATTGATGTATCTTGTTATTTTGCAATACACCATAATTTTGATTATAATTCATTAATTCTTCGAATATTTCTTTTTCAAAGAGTTTATTCATGTATTTGATGATACAAGAATCACTCATAACGGAATCAATGAATAATCCTCTGTTAAAACGAAGAAGTTCTCCCCTTGCGTTTCTTGCTCCTCCAGATTTCTCTGAATTTGATAGCATCTCGTCATTACAAAGATTGCTAAGTTCAAACCACATTTCATCGTATTCTTCTTTTGTAAAGAATTCTTTGATATGAATGGCACGATGTATTTCATGATATGTTATTTTCATGATGCGATATAATCATCCATTTTCTTGATAAATGCTTTAATCGTCTTGTCTCTATTTGGCCAAACGATTGTGTCTTTCTCTGGGGTTTTCATAAGGTTATTCAAAAGTGGCATAATCATCTTACGCAATCCTTGAACCTTATCTTCGCCTTGTGCTTTTAATTCTTCCGAGTCGGCGAATGTAAAACCGAAATCATCTTCTTCGTTTAAATTCATGAGAAGAAATCCTCCAATGTTGCTGAATTGTCTATTTGCCAACCAATAACTTCAGTGATAGATTTAAGTGGTTCAACAAATGACTTTTCAAACTGAGTGTCGCGATCAATATACTTATCCAAGTTAAATTGCTTCGGTAGATAATCTGGTGCAGCAATGACACTCTCACCAATAGGATTAGGTTCGCGTAAATAAGCGAATTTAATCTTATCGCCATCTGATATTGGCGGTATATTCTTAATGTTGTGACGCTTTAACAAATTGTTAAAGATTATTGCACCCTTAACCTGAATTGGTGTACCTTTTTCATATAATCCTTGCTCGCCCCAACGTAAATCGATAGCCTTAGATTTAGATGTATACTTCTTAAGATTCTTAACACCACGAGGAAATGCGACATCTTCAAATGGTAGGTTTTGAAACTCATCATAAAACTTATTAACGAAGTCTTTTAACTCTGCATTGTTACCATTCATAATAATACCAAGCGCTTCTTTAATTTTCACACGACAAGCATGAGGAGTTGATGAACGAACAGCTTCAATACCCTGCATCTTCAACTTTGGTTTATCATATTGCACACCCTCAACGTTCCAAGCATTGAGGATATACATTTTCTTTGCTTTCCAGATGCCTTTGTTTGCGATAGTTTCGCGCTTCATTTGCATCTTTTGAGCATAAGCATTCATCATACTTGCCAGCTCTTCGTAGCAGACATCCAAGTATGGTTGAACCTTCTTTTCGCAAAATGCATCGATTGCCTGTACGATTTTTTCTTCGGACGCATCTCCGAGCATCGATACCAAAGTTTCCATCGACACGTAAATGGAGTCAGTGTCGGAAGCGATGACGT